AAAACGTGGTGTACGAGCAATTGGTACAAGAACCATGACTGCTTTAGGTGGAAGAACAGGTGCGAGAATAGCAAGTAGACTAGGAATGAGATTTACCAAGAAAGCTGCAACAAGCATTGGTGGTAAGATGCTTGCTAAGAAAATTCCGTTTCTTGGTGCTGGTCTTGGTGCTGTATTTGCTGCCCAAAGATTAGCAAAAGGTGATTGGGGTGGTGCTTTATTAGAATTAGGTTCTGGTGTTGCATCTTCATTTCCTGGAGTTGGAACTGCAATATCAGTTGGATTGGACTCTGCTTTATTAGCCAAGGATATGATAGGTGGTCAGAAAGGATTCCTTAATGGTGGTAGTTTCGATATTAATGCACCTGATTCGGGAGGAATGGCCGCAATAAAGACACATGGAGAAGAAAATATTGAAGTTACACCTTTAAATGGTGCTCGTGCTAAGAAAAATGCAATAGCACAAGCTAAATGGCAAGTTGAAGGTTGGAAACAAGCAGGAAATGATCATAAAAAATTAACTGCTTCTGGATTAAGTCAATTTTGGAATGCTGAAGGAGGAATGGATTCTTTAGGTGGGATATTAAATGGTATTTCAGATACTGCTGGAAATATTGTTGATGGTGTTAAGAATACCATTGGTGCTGTTATAGACAAAGTACAACAGGTAACTGGTGGTGAAGATGATGATGGTAAATTCACTCTTGGTAACGTTTTTGGTAAAGAGATAGCAATTCCTAATTTATTTTCAGAAGAAGGTAGGACACTTGTAGGTGAATCATTTTCCAATACTGCTGAATCTATTAATAATAGTGGTTTTCTTGAGTCAGTAAGAAATGTAATGGGTAGTCAAAAAGGAGATGGTTTTATTGGACCCGCAGGTTGGGGAATCAAAAATCCATTTGCAAATAATGAAGAGCAAACCCTTAATGCAGATTCAATGCAACAGGTCATAAATCAGATGACTCCTGAACAGATTCAATCTATGTTGGATACACCAGTTGGAAGTGAGTATGAAGGTGTTCCTGTTACACAACAGTGGCATGATTTATTAAACAAGCATCAAGCAGAACAAGCAATTCAGGGTGATCAAACAAATTCTGGTAGTAGTTTTGCTGATTCACTTGCTATGGCTCAATTATCAGATGGTGGTATGGGTGGTATGGTTATTCAGAATTTCTATAATTCAGGTGATGGTGAAAAAGGAGAAACCATTTCACCTAACTTTACAATGCCTACTCCTGGTCATGGAGAGTTCCTAACTACATTTTCTGCTCTTAATCTCGCTACTCTATAACTATGTCAGCATCATCAGCAACAGAATTCGAGCTAAGGTCTTGTAAAATATTTCCTAATGATGGTAGAGATCCTGTAGTTGTTTCTCTGTCTCTAATACAATTCTTTGTATATTCAGAAAATATTACATCTCCTTTCGTAGCAGGAAGGATGGAGATTGTTGATGCTGGTGGTTTATTAAATGCGGTTCCTATACAAGGAACTGAAAAAATAGAAATTGTTGTTAGAACTGTTGTTAATGATGGATTGATTACGTATAATATGCGTATTTTCACTGTTCAAGGTAGATATGCTCAAAATAATATACAAACATATACCATTGGTATGATAACTGAGGAAGCACTAGGTAATGAAGTTATTAGATTGAGTGCTCCTATTACAGGAACTGGTGATCAAATAGCTGCTAAATTACTTACAGAACATCTTAATACTCAAAAAGATTTTTTTAGTGAACCTACGTTATTCAAAACTAAATTGTTACCTATAAGAAGGAGACCATTTGATATTATTTCATCAATAGCAACAAAGAGTATTTCTACAAAATCTTCATTTACTACACCTCAAACAGATACAGAGGAGTTTCCATGGGAAACTAATGAATCAGTAAAGGGTAGTGCTGGATTTTATTTTTGGGAAAATAGAAGAGGATATAATTTCTTTTCTTTAGATGCTTTATGTGATGTTGAGGGAAAACAGTTTGCTGCTCCATCATTAAAGTCTCCATCATGGGGACCATATGTTGAGCAATTAGCAAATGATGATATTACTGATACTCAATTCTCTATTCAATATTCTCACTTTGGATCTGATCTTAATCTTTTAGAAAGTCTTAGAAAAGGTAAGTATTCTACTAAAGTGGCTACTTTTAATTTATCTACAGGAGAATATGATGAAGTAGAATATAATATTAGTAGTGCTTATGACAATATAGCACATCTAGGAGGAAAAAGTATACAACCAAAATTAAGCACTGGGGAAAAGGATTTAACAAAACAATACTCACGAATTATAGTTTCTTACATAGATCATGAGACATGGTATAATAAAGGTGGTCCAGCTTCACCAGAAGAGCAGGATGGTTCTACGGATCCTACAGAATTTGCTGATTGGGTGAAATACTATGCTGCTCAGAGTAATGCTAGATATGAGTTGTTAAGACAACAGCAATGTACTATCGTAATTCCTGGAAATTCCGAAATATGTGCAGGAGATAAGGTTACGATAAAATTAAAGAGTAAGTTGCCAAATGAAGAATCCAGGACAGAACCATACGATCCAGAGAGTAGTGGTGTATACTTAGTATACGAAGTCGCCCATAATTACAGCCTGAAACCACCTTCCTCTGGAAATGGTCACTTTACATCGACTTTAGTTCTTTGTAGAGATTCTTCAGGTGTTAATGATGCAGCTGAGTACTAAATACATTGATAAGGAGGTATTCTCTCACATGGAAAGTATCGAAAAGCACATAGAAAAAGATAAAGCAATTCTTGACGATCCAACAACAAGTCCTGCTGCTAGACGGCATATCAAGGATGAGTTACATGATCTGATAGAATATGAAGAGCATCATCACGACGAGATAGTAGCAGGAGATCATCACGATCCAAATGCTATCGAACTCTTTTGTGATCAGCATCCAGATGAACCAGAATGTTTAATATACGATGATTAAATGGACCTATTTTCGCAGATAAATCCAACTGGAAGAATCGGTCAAGATGGTTTCAGTTGGTGGATTGGACAAATTGAAGGTAACGCTCGTGATGAAGTAAACAACAAGGGCGGTTATCGTTTTAAGGTAAGAATAATCGGGGATCATCCAAAAGATCCTGAGATTCTTTCTACCGCAGATTTGCCATGGGCAAATGTAATGATGCCTGTCAACGTTCCATTTCTGCCTGGAAATACTGGTGGTGCTCATCCACAGTTACAAATAGGTTGTTGGGTTATTGGTTTCTATCTCGATCATGAGAAACAGAAACCAATAATCATAGGGTCTGTTGGACAGACTCCAGGTGCTACTACTATTTCTAAAGTTGGTCGTCCTGGTGACGCAATGACTTTTGAGACTTATGTTAATACAGATCAATTAAGCTTAAAGGAGGTTAATAAAGAATTTCAGTATGAAGAGTGGTCAGGTGGTCCTCGAGGAGACGGAGACTATAGAACACAAGATCTGACAGGAGGATTTTACACTAAGCAAAAGAAAATAAACCCTATTATTGAAACTACTCCTTTACCAGCAACATGGACTGATACAGAGAGAAAGAAGTGGTGTGTAGATGTTGGTCAAACTTGTGATGCAAGTGAAAGGAACTTTGGAAAAAAAGCTAAAATTTATCTATCGGAGTTTTTAAACGAAATTCAAAAGAATAATGGTAATATTGGAACTTATTATGTGAACCAGGTAACTGGTGGTTTATATGATGGAATATATGCTACTAGAAAGTATGTTAATAAGTTTATGTCTCTTATTCGTTCTTTAACTGCAAATATAAAAGGTTATGTGAGTGCTTTACTTGCTAAAGCAGTTAAGAAACTTGTAAAAGCATTGTTATATCCTTCTAAGAAAGGTAATGCATTAAGTCCTATTACAGAATGGATTAATAAAATGCTTGCCAATCTTGGTTGTAAGATGGCAGATCTAGGAGATAGATTAGCAGAATGGTTGACTAATGTATTGATGAGTTATGTTGAATCAATATATCGTGCTGCTGCCTGTCAAGTTGATGAGTTAATTGGTGGTATATTATCGAAGATTACGTCTTTGCTAGAAGAAATATTAGCAGACATTCTTGGTCCTCTACAAACTATACTTTCTGCCATTGCTGCTCCATTTAATATCATTGGTAATGCTATCAATTATGTACTAAAACTACTAGGTATTCAATGCTCTGGTCCTGATTTAGATTGTAGTGATCACGACAGGGTATGTACAGATGGTACTAAAGACGATGGTACAGATCAAACAGATGAAGAAGATAATGAACCAAAAGGATTAGATAAGTTGTTAGAACAAATTGAAAATGCATTTGGTGATACTCAAGCAGATTATACACAATATGTTTGTGAAGATGCATATAAAGGTAAACCATTATTATTAACTACTGTTGGTTTTACAGGTGGTGTCAGAGATACTTTATTAGAGAATAATATCGTATATGATATTAATAATATAGAAGTTGAAGAAGGAAATGAAGCAATATTCACAGTAACAAGAAAAGGAAGAACTGATGTAGCATCTTCTGTATCATATAAGAATTTAAAGAAAGGTACTGCTACTGTAGATGAAGATTATCTTCCAGAAGACGGTATTCTTGGATTCCTTCCAAATGAAACTGAAAAGACAATAACATTCCAAACCTTATTCACACCTGAGAGAGAAACAGATGAGTATTTCTATGTTAAATTGGAAATGAACTCTCCTTCAAAGGAAAGTGGTATAGGACATAAGTTCGTTAAAAATATTGGTCGATGTAAGATTAAAGAAGAACCTGTACAAGAACCAACAGATCCTTATATTCCACCCATTACAGATCCATTTATTGAAATTGATAAGGTTTTCCCACCAGATACTACAGATACAGTTCCAGGAGAGGGAATTGATAATGATCCAAACGATCAAATTGGGACACAAGA